TTGGTTAATTGGGCCGGCAATACCCCTGCTGAATATTGCCTTCGTTGCATGGGCCGTACATGCCGAAGCAGGAGCAACCGAAGCCACACTGGTCGGCCGGGAACGGCAGGAAAACACCACCAATACAGGCCAGGGTGCATGGAGACCCCTCACACCCGCCTCCCGGAATATAAGTGGTGGTGGTTGTCGATGTGGTGGTGGTGGTTGTCGACGTGGTGCCGGGGCATGCACCGGAGCAGGCAACACCAGAGCCCTGCCACTGGCCGCGGTACACCGAAACGCACACTGTAGACGCCACCTCAACGCACCCAAGCCCAAACCCAAGGCCATAACAACATGCTCCCACGGCCGTTGTGGTTGTCGGGGCCGTTGTCGTGGTTGTGGTGGTGGTTGTCGTGTTGGCGTACCCGCACGGCGTCGACGCCACCTCATCACAAACCCCCTCGGAAGTGTACGGCGGTTCAATGCATGGGCACTCTGGGTTGCACCCATCACTCTCCAACACCCACCCGCCGACGGTCATTGTATGCACGTCCAGGCCGTGATAAAGCAGTGGTTCCGGGGTGGTTGTGGTGGTGGTGGTCGTGGTGGTGGTTGTGATCGATAATGGCCCGGGTGGTGGTGGGTCGGCGCATGGATCCGGGGAGCAGTTGCCGATGAACCAGGTGCCACCGCCACCGGTACATGCCACCTCCGTGATGTCTGGGTTACAGCCAGCATCTGGCCAATCACAACAGGCACCGGTGGCGGGCGGTGCCGTGGTGGTTGTCGTGGTCGTGGTCGTGGTGGTGGTTGTGGTGGTGCCGGTTGCACCCTCGCCACAATTCACCACAGTTCCACTGCCATCAACGCTACCAAGTGTCCACGGATCGCCACACGGGCACTCTGCTGGGCATGGGTCGTGCGTCTTGGTCCAAGCGTAGTCCGGGCCGCCGGCCCAGATGAATTGGCAAAATTGCGTGCATAGGTCGGGCGGTGCCGTGGTGGTTGTCGTGGTCGTGGTCGTGGTGGTGCCCGACCATCGCCAAATACACTCACCGGCACACGGCCCGGGGGTCGTGGTCGTGGTCGTGGTCGTGGTGGTTGCAATATAACAATTCACGGCGGCACACGAGGTTGCATTGTGCCAGGATAAGAACCCAGGTGCGGCCTCGCACACGCCCCTTGGAGTATCATCAGAACATGCTATGGCACCAGAGTCACCATCCTGCGTGCAACAGGCGCCCGTGTCGTAACACGTACCGGCACACCCACCGCCTGGGTTGGTTGTGGTGGTTGTTGCCACCGTGCGGCAGAAAAACCGGTACTCCGCACATACGTCGCCCGGCTCTGATGGCTTTTCGCAAAAACACCCGCCAATCACTCCGTCGGTGCATGTGGAGCCGGTATAGACCCAATCATTGATTTCCGGGACCCAGTAGTAGTTGCAATCCCCGGAACACACAGCATGGCCACCGCCGGACGTCGTCGTTGTTCGCGAACACGCCGTCCACTTCGTTTCGCACTCATCGCCAAGCCCGCTTCCAGGGCCGGCACACGGGCACGACGGGGCACAGTTGTTCCGGACGTTATGCCACCGCCAATTGCCGTTTGGGGATGGGTACCACGCCCACTGGCATCCCTGGGTGGGGCATCCGGTTGTGGTGGTGCCGGCACTGGTTGTCGTGGTACTACAATCGCAGGTCGTGGTAGTGCCGGCACCGGTTGTCGTCGTGGTGGTGCCGGCACACGTTGGCGGCACCCCGGGGTCGTACCCTGTGCAGTGCGTGTACGTGCATTCTTCATCCACGGTTCCGCAGAATGACGGGTATATGCACAGGCAAGGCGCGGCCGTGGTGGTGGTGGTGCTTGTCGTGGTCGTGGTGGTGGTCGTGGTGGTGGCCGGGTCGGCCGTGGTCGTGGTGGTGCTTGTCGTGGTGGAGGTCGTTGTTGGGCAGGGGCATACGGTGGTGGTGGTGCCGGCACCGGTTGTGGTCGTCGTCGTCGTCGTCGTGGCCTGGCCGCAGCCGTTGTCGTCCAAATCCCACCGCTTAAGCGTGTCATTCCAGAACCACCGGCACCGCCCGCCACACGGGTTTCCATCCCCAGGCCCGGGTGTCGTGGTGGTGGACGGGTCTGCCGTGGTGGTGGTGGTGCTTGTCGATTGGGTGGGGCGTTCCACGAGGTACGGCCCAAACTTTGATCGCTGAATGCGGTGGAAAAACCGCTCGGCTGCCTCCTCGTAGATGTTGTAGACCCACTCCCGCCGGTGGCTGTCGTCCGGGTTTTTCATTGGCTCAAGCGTGGTGGCGGCTCCTTCCACACACCACGTTGATGTCGAGACTTTGTATATACAACACAGGGCGGCACCAGGCGTGGGTGGGCTCGTGCTATTGTCCATCGGGGGGATTACATCCCCCTCCATCGGAATTGCCACAAAGTGGTCAAATTCTTCTTGTGTCACGTGGGTCACGTCGCCCACCGGTGCATTGACACGGCGTAGCACCTCCTGCTCCATGCTTTGGCGTAGAGTGCGGAGGCCGTCTTCTGTCAATGCGATTAATTCGGTCGCCATGCGTGGTGCCTAACGTGGGAACAGGAATAGGGTTGCACGGGCTTCCTCGTGCTGGCTTCGGAGCCATACGCGTTTCGCGTTGAAAACTTCAATGGCCCCAAACCGGCCGGGCCGCACCAGGTTCTCCGGGGCCGTGGGGGCGGTGCCACCGTACCCAATGCCCACGATTTTCTTTTGGAGGGCATTGGCCTCTTCTTCCGTGGGCTTCACCAGGGCGTTCCCGCCGGTGCGGTTCATGATAAGCATATAACCCACGTTGGCCAACCAAGACCCAAGATCGGCCACACACACCCACTCGGGGCCAAGTGTTAGCTTGCGTGTCCACGGCTCTTCCAGTGTTGCGAGGACCTGCGAGAATGTGGCCTGGCCGGTCACCGGGTCTTCACCCCATGCCTCGTGATGGATTGTGATTTGCCCGGTAAGGCGGGATTGTTGCGATGTGGGGGCGGCAGTACGCACGGAGGCCCGTAGGAGTGCGGCGGCGGTTTGGTTTGGCTCTATCACGTGTCTGGCCTTAAAGGGAAGTGGGGACCCCGAGCAGCAGGAAATTGGTGGAAGCATATAATTGAAACTCGTGAACGTACGGCGTGGCGGAATCGCTCAGGGCCAACCCGGCCCCATCCAGCAGCACCTTACCATGGCCGCCAAGGAGGTCCTTGTTTACCGCGAAATGCTTGGGGTTGGTGGCGGTGCCACCGGGGCACAGCACCTTGGTACCTTCATCAATTATTCTACGCTTCCAGCCTGTCCACGATATCTCGAAATCATAGTTCATGGTATAGTAGAACGTGCAGGTGCCATACAGCTTGCGGTCCCACCGCATGTTCGACATTTTAATGCCACCGGCCCCAATACCCCACAGGGTGGCGTCATTCAGCGTGTCGATGGCGGCGATGGCCGTGGTTAGTGGCAGGACGAGGATGTTGAACCCAATCAGCACCGTGGGGCGGTTGTCATCCCGCTCCACCAACTTGCCGCGGAACGGCTCGTGGCTCGAGGAGTGGAGTGGGTTGCCGTCTTTGTCTTCCATGGCCTCTTTCGTGAATTTCACGAAGGTGCCACCCACCGTGGCCGGCTCGTTGAGAGGGTTGTCGATGGATGCGTCTTGGCACCGGTTAAGCGGCCGGGTTGAAAAATTCTGCTCAACCGTCCAAAACTCGCCTTTTTCCTTGTCTAATACGGGTGAGCATTTGAACGTGGGTAGGCACAACGCCCAGGGGTCGTTGTCGTTGCCATACGTCCACGCGGCCCCGATGACCGGAAGGCCGGCGGCACCGAGCACGGTTTCCGGCCCGTCATTTTCAGGGCTCGAGACCTTGACCAACCATCGAATCGTGTAGTCCCTGTGACCCTCCTTGTCCCGCTCCAGTTCCCAACCAATGCGGCCCCATAGTGCTGCTGACATGCTTAGGTCCTTAAGTTGGTTGGTGTGATGTTGACGGTCTGGCCGGTGCCACGCGTGTTGGTGGCGATTTCGGCAAGCAGTGTCTCCACCCGAACCTCGTGGGTGCCAACACCCGTGGTCCCAATGCCGGTCGATGTGACGCCGCCCACGCCCAGGGCCGCCAGTCCGCCGCCCTGTGTTACGCCGGGGGCCGAACCCCGTGATAATGTGGCCCGGTGCTCGGCGAGCCGCTGCATGGCGTCAGCGGTGTACGCCTCCACCGCCTGGATACCGCCCACACTCAGCTCCATGGGCTTCTCTAGGTTTTTGCGTAATGCACCGGCCTTGTCTTCTACCTTTTCCATCTGCCTCACCGGCTCCGTTGCCAGATCCACATTGTCCATCGCCATCGTGGCGTCCGCAGTCATATTATCTATGCCGGCCGTTGCCATGTTGGTTGCGTCTTCTACCGCCTTGAGCTGCTTGGCCGGTTTGTCGAAATTGAAATTAGGCCCGGCCACGGAAAACTCAAACCCCTGGCCCGGCAACGCAAACCCGCTGGATTCTTCTTCAAAGATTTTTCGGGCGGTTGCAAAGAAGTCTTTGTTTTGTTGACCCTCCTGGAAGTCATCTACCATCTGCCCACCAAACGCCTTCATCTCATCAAGCACCGGCCCCGCATATTTGTCGAAGGCCCCCTTGGCTTTTATGGCACCCTGGCCCACCGCCACACCGATGTCGATGGCCATGCCGGCCAGCAATTCGGCCGGGTTTGGTAGCTCGCCCGTCAGGATCTTCAGCAAAATGGGACCCAGCCGCTGGCCCATTTGGTAAAGGATGGAGAAAAACGCTTTTGGAATTTCGAGCAGGATCTGCCCGGCCGCCACCGCAAGCCCTGTGAATATCGTAGTTATGCCACCCGCCCACTTTTGGATGAGCATAGTGCTCTTAACCACAAAATCAACAACCTTTGTAACAAATTCCACAGAGAAAACGTAGGTAATCAATTCAGACATTCGGGCACCAAACCAACCCTGCCACGCGGCCCAAAGCCGGAACGCTATTCGCACCACAACGATGATATTTTGGATGACGAGCCCGAAGTTATGCACCCATAGCCGCACTATGTCCGTCACCAACGTGGCCCAATTGCCACGGAGCCAGTCGATTGCTATTCCGAAATTCTCTTGAAAATTGTAAAGAAAGCCGGTAATACCATCGAACGCCCATTGTGCTATTTCCTTCGTCCGGGTCCACGCGGCATTCAACCCGGCCGGGCCGACTATGAGGTAGGCCAGGCCATAGATGACGGCCGCCACAACGGCGACAATCGCGATGATCTTTATGAATGGAAGTAGTGCGGCGAGGCCGGCAAACCGTATGGCACCCATAACCACGTGCACCGTACTGCCCAGCACCCGCAAACCCTGGATGAGCTGAGGCATGTGCATGGCCAGCTTTCCGAATATCAAAAGGGTGGGGCCGGTTACGGCGGCCACCTTTGCTATATTGAGAATAAGCTCTTTGTGTGCGGTTGAAAGCCCTTTCACCCATAGCACACCGGACCGCAAAACGGCCAGGGTGCGTTTGGCCGACGGGAGCAGTAATTGGCCAAACGCCACGGCCGTGTCGGTTATATCGGCCGTGAGCTCCCGTTGTTGGTTGGCGAAACTGTCCTGGGTGCGTGCATAGTCGCCGATAGCGTTTTTTGATTGCTCAGTGGCGAGTTGTAGTGTCGCCACGGCCTTGGCTTGCCGCATGCTCGCATGCACCATGCCGTTTTTGGTGTTGAGGGCAACCCGTGCCTTTACGTCTTCGTCCAGGATGGCGATACCGAGCGCTTTCATCATTTCACGCTCACCGAGGAGGCCCTTGGTCAGTGCCTCGGAGGCCCGGGTTGCACCGCCCTCGAGATTCTGAAAGCTGGCTAAGTCAACCGCCAACTTTTGCACTCCTTCCGATAACGCCAAGGCCTCATCCTGGGCAAACCCAAAGCCGGATAAGAGGTCACCGGTGTCGGATAGCATACGTTTAGCCTCCCCACCGGATAACCCATAATTGTCGTCCAGCTGCTTGGCCACCGCATTGGCCTGGTTGTTTACCTTGCTGAAGACGATATCGAATTTCGAAGCCGTTTCTTCTGCATCTGATGCCATTTTGACCAGGCCGGCCGACATGGCCACCAGTGGTGCCGTGACGCCCAGGGTCATGGCCTTGCCAGCGCCGGCCATGCGGCTGGACGCACGCTCCGCCGTATTGGTGACGCCGACCATGGTGCGGTCAAACCCGGCGGCGTCACCCATGATCTTCACAACAAGGCGCTCTAATACGGCGGCACCACCAATCATGGCTTATTCCTTATTTTGCATTCTTAGAAATCCAAACCATTTTGACTTCGCCCACGCCATAAGCGTGTTGGTTGGTGCCACCGGTGGTTGTTCTTTTGTGAATTTCAATAAAAAATCTTTGATCTGAACTGACCTTGGGCTCTTTACCTGCCCACGGCGGATCTCACACGCTATGGCGGCCATGTAGTGGAATAGTGGGTCAAACCGGTTGGCTTTTTCATCCAGCCAAACGCACCACATCACAAACTGCTTGGAGGTGGTTTTGCGTTTGGTTTCGTCTAGTGCCATACCCAACTCGGAGGCCAGCCGCATCCATGCCTGGTTCTCTGAATTGATTAGTTTTTTTTTGCCGCTACTTCTGCCTCGTCATCCAACCCACAGATTCGCTGGCATTCTTTGAAGATGAGTTGCAATTTCCGGGATGGTAGTGTTTGCACCCAACCAATATCCACGGCCGCCTTTTCGCCAAAAGGGAACATGCACCGGCAAATCAGCAGGGCTTGGATTTCATTGTAATCCTTTAGGCCCGCCGGTTTGCCGGTGGCATCATGCCGCATCTTCTTCCCCATGGCGTTGAGGTACATGTCCCGGCCCGCACCGTCAAACTCACGGAGCACATACCTATGCTCCGTGCCGTCTTTGTTGTCGCGGATGGTTACGTTTACTTCTTCAAAATCTAGATCAAAGTCAATGCCTGGCATGTGTTTTCGCTCGCGGGTAGTTGGGTTTGGTTTGGTTTGGTGAGTGTGGTGCCACCGGGTTTGGTGCCACCGGGTTTGGCCTACGCCGGGGCGGTGTAGGCCGGGATTGTTTCGACGTTCGACGCATTCAGGTTCGTCGGAATGATGGTGATGTCAGCCATGGGCTGGGACCCCTCTTCTAAGTCACCGGGGCTGAACTCATCGATCCACCCGTAGAACGCAAGCGTGGATGTGTCCGGGAATGTGACCGTGATGAGTTGGTTTTTGTTAATCATTGCAATGATTTGCAAATACAATGCCGGGTCCCATGCCACGGATAGCGTGGACTCCGATACCGTGTACAACGATTTCGGCGAATTGGTCCGGACGGCCGTGTTATGCATGGTGGTTATGTCTATGGCACCACCACCGGAAATGCCGGGCGGTTTAGCCGTCTTTTCCCACATCTTCACAGCAGCTTCCAGGGCGAACGTGATCAGGCATTGATACCCGTCTTTCATAACTGTCATCGTGGCTTCCTCCTATGGTTGGCACGTCGTGATTCTACTACCCGGAACTGGCAAAAACAAGTCCTACAGTTCCGCACTAACAGTGGCCACAAAATTGGCCGTGAAATCGAACAATCGTGTATCCTCTGCCCGGCCCAAGGTGATGATATCAGAGGTGGGTGTAACGTTGTGGATAAAGTATGGGGTGGCGTCCACCATAACCTGCCGCCGCCGCATGTTCTGCGTCAGGGCAACGTAGAGGGCCGCTATAACCGCCCGGCCGGTGGTGTATGCACGGTGCCGCACCCGCAGCTGGATCCCCGGGTGCTTTACCACCTCGCCCGTCGACATGTATCTGCCATCTAGCCGCCCGGTCGTGTCAAATACGGCCATCGCATTATCCGAGGCGCCAGCATAGTATGGGAGCGCCCCAACCCATACAGGGTATGCACCCGGTGGGGGTGCCACGGCATCTGGCCAGTGGGCCAGATCAAGGTCTACTAGTGCATGTGCAACCAACCAGGCCGGGGAAATCAGTGTAGGTTCATTCATACTTATGGCCCACCTCTTTCCGAAAAATGGCCCGCATCTCTGGCACCTTGGTCCGTGCCGGCTCTTCTAGGAACTTGCTCTGCCCGCTACGGGTGGCGATCATCTCGTGAACGTAAATCGAATATTCGGCGGTGTACCCAACCCGCACCTCAGTCTGGAACCCATGCCCCGTCTGACGGGTAAAGGCAGAGGCCCGTAAGTTGCCGAGATCTACCGGCACAATGCTTTGTGATTCACCCTGCAGGTACAACCCGACCTTCAAGAGACCACGCTCCATGCCCCCGGCGTATTGCCGGCCCTTGGCGGCCACGGCCTTGGTCAAATCGCTGATGCCGGTAAGTTGGATGATTTTGGCCATTATAGTACCGCCCTGTGTAGGGTGCCCGCACCATCGTAATCGAGCAAGGCCTGGACCTGCCGAATCACACTCGCCCCGGTGTTGTCCCGGGGGTGGGCCTCGGCACCGGCGGCCGTGCCAAGCATGATGTACCCGCCGAGCGATAGGCCGGGCGGTGTATACACCCGGGCCTTGCTTACCGCTTTCATATCATTGGCGTCCATAAATTCAATGGCCATATCAACCCACCGAACCAAGATGTCCTGCGGGGTGCCATACGTTTCCACGCCCGTAACATCACGGCCCGTAAGGGGCCAGTACACGCATGGCTGAATTCGTAGGTCTGATTGAATGCTCATTATGGCGCCCCGGCGGTGTGTGTGTTTGTGGAGCTGGGCGTGCCAAGCCATGCCACCACGGCACGACGTCGGCCCATACGGGCCAGGCACCCGGTGGGATCTAAATCCATAGCCGCCTGCCCGTAGGTGGTGGAGACAAACCCGTGGCCCGCGGCCGGTGCCGGTACAGACCACGTTCGGGATACCCCATCACCAACCGCATCGGTCTTGATGACCCGTGCCGTTCGGCCCTGGGGGCTCGCGGCATAGTAGTGTGCAGCCAGGTTGCGTTCAATGAGCTCGAGTGTGGCCGTCCCAGCGTTTCCAAGACCGGTGCATTGTGCCACAGCGTTTGTCAGCACGGCGTTTGCTATGGTTATGAACGGCGTGATATTCGTGTCTTTCGCCGCCTGATCCGCCCCGTGTACTTCTACGATTTCCTGGACGAGGGCTGGGGTTGTCCGTGCCATGATCTATTCCTTGAAACGGGAGTGGGGCGATGAGGCCGGCCCGCACCATACAAAGCCGGCCCCATCGGGAACCCATGCACTACTTGGTCCGTGCCTTACTGGGTGGCATACACGGCCACCCAAGCCTTGACCTTCGCCTGGCTGGTCAGCGGTGCCTCGTTTATTGGGCTGTTCATGTCTCCGGGGTCATAGACGTTGTACCCGGTGCCACCATACAACACCCGCACACTCAACTCGGCGGCCTGGGGGAATTTTGCGGTTACATCTTCATCCGTTTCCCCCTCCTTTAGCACAATTGCCGGGGTTGTCGTAGCAGCAACGGTGGCAGGTACCGTTTGCGCGGCCTGTGGGGCCGATGTGACCGCTTCCGGGGCTTCGTCGGTTGTCGCGTTGGGGTCCGTATTGCCGGGCCGTGTCGGGCACCACACGCCGCCGTCGGTGCCGGTGTAGGGTTGGAATTTGTTGGCACCCCACTTATCTGCTAGGTCTTCAGTGGTACGGAGTACGGTGCCACCGTTGTGAGCTGTGCCGTCGGCGTCGATATGGCGGCCGGCTGTTAGTTTGAATCGGTACATGATACTTCTCGCATTACATGGGGTTTGGTTGAACAAAAATAGGCCGGGCGGTTAAGCCCGGCCCATGGGGTTATCGGTGGCACCGGTTGCCGGGCGTTATACCGAGCCGTGAATGATGCCGGTGTTGCTATTATGGTCGGCACGCAGCTGGGGCACTAGGATGGCCATCACTTTGAAATTCAGTTGCATACCGCCCTTGGATTCCCATTGGACCGTCTTGATGTCCATGCCAATAACGGCACGGGCAACGTCGGTCGTCTTTTGGATGAGCAGCAAATCATACCCGGTTAGGTAATCCAGCGTCTCAACGCCGTCAATGCCGTTGATCCGTGCCAGGCGTTCCCGAAGGGTCTGCGAAGAGGCACCGGAGGCACTATAATCGCCGTCCATGAACGGGTCCCACGCCGGCGAGCAGTACATCATGTAAGGGCCGTAGTGGTGGGCGTCATGGGCTCGCTTTTTCATGTCCAACACCTCGGCCAACGTCACCACTTGGTTAATCGTGGTGGGCGTGGTGATGGACTTGGTGATACGGCTTGGGAAATTGGTGTACCCATACACGTACCCGCCGCCAAACTTATAGCTCCCGGCGGTGCCAATGGTCAGTTTCTCAACCATTTCGGCGACCTTGCGGCCGGCCAGCTCCGCGTGTGTGGTATCCAGTGGGCTTCCGCCGTTGCGGCTTGCCAGAATCTGGCGGGCCGAATAGTTGAAATCCTTGTGGATGATTGGCAAGGGCAGGTTGCCCAATTCGAACACGGGGCGGTCGTTGGCACCCTCGGCCAGGCCATCCATCGAGACGCTTGCGTCCGAGATGTCACTTTGGGTCTCTGTCTCCAAAACCGTCTTCGCCATGCCATTCGGTATGGCATAGGTTAGGCCGGCGGCCCGTAGGTCGGCAAACGCCTTGAGGCGTGGTTGTGCCGCCTTCACAACGGCCAGGTCAAGTGTCTTCCAATCTTCCTTCCGCAGCGTGGCGTCGGCATTGCACACCATGTTCCGCAGGGTGCCACCCACGTTCACGGTCATATAACTCCGGTCGTCGTTGCCAATGAATGGCCGCAACACACCGGGGTCGAAGTTGTTCTGCATTAAGCGTCCAGCAACGTCACCGGTCGCTTTTCCGTTCATGATAAAATCCATCAGGTTTCCTCCGTAGGGGGTGGATGGCGTCGTTGGAAAGTTTGTTGATTTAAAGGGTGGGGCAGCACAACATGCACGGCCCCGGGGTGGTTGCATACTTACACGCGTTCGGCACGAACAAAACCATTGGCACCGGATGGCGATAGTGCCTCTAGTGCTTTGAATGCTGCCTTGCCGGTTTTGCCAACAATCGCAAAGCCGATAATCAGCGTGTTATTCAGTGCGTCTGCTGCGTGCAAATTGCTGATTGTGATCCCGAAGATGCCGGCCGCAACGGCGGAGACGAAGACCATGGGTGTGCCGGCTGATGCCGTGCTTTGGATACTCACGCTAACCACATCACCGGCCTCGACCAGCGTGTTGTTGACCTGGAACTTGGTTTCGGCTGCGGCAGCCAAGTTGCTCGAAACAGTTGTGATGGTGCCGGTAACCGTGCTAACGGTCACGGCGGTTGTGATTGCTGTGAGCTGGGTAACCGCACCGGCAGAGAGTTCCACCCATAACCCGGTGCCACCACCATCACCAATGAGCAGGTCGCCCACGGCAATTGTTTGGCCATCCTTGACTAATAGGTTGACCTCATCGCCAGATGATGGCATGTAGTAGAAAACAATGTCGGCGGTTGCATACGCGTCGTCGATTGATTTTCCTTGAAGTCCATCTTCCTTGGCGATCATTACCGGCCCAGCGGCGGCACCGCGTTTGGCCTGGTTTGGATCAAATTTTCCGTCGGCCGCCATGGCGATGTCCATACCCGGGGAGATTGCTGAATCGGCAACCCCCTCCTTGTGGTGGCAACGGCCCTTGAGAACGATCCGGTTGTGTGAAGCTGACATTCGAGTCTCTCTTTCTTCCCCAAATAATGCTGGGGGGAACAACATGCCCTAAAACGTAAATAGGCCGCCCACACGGTGCCGGCGGTCCTTTGCCTACTTAGTTGGTCTTGCGGTGGCCCCAACCGGTCTCGGGTGCGTCCAGGGGCTCTTCGTCCCCACCCGCGTTCCCTACCACTGTAAACTGGCCACCGGCGGCACCTTCGTAATTCACCGGCCGCCCAACGCGTGCCATTTTGCGAAGTGCCGGTACGCCGAGGCCGGTAAGATCAGCCTCAGTTAGGCCACCGCCATTGCCAACGATCTGGGCCACCAATGTGGCCCGCTCATGGGTGCCATTGGCAACCACGGTCGACACAGCTTCACGCAGTACGCCGGGTGTGGTGCCAAATGCCTTGGCCATATTGGCAACTAATTCTTCTTCTGTGACTTCTTTCGGGGCCGCCGTGGTAACGGTTGCACCGCCACCAACCTCGGCCGCCGTTTGGTTTGCCTCTACGCCTGGTTCAACTGGTGTTTCATCACCAAGCATCTTTGCCAGGGTGGCTTCTGGCATGGCCATCAACG